TCCCGGCGTTGGATGCCGCCGATCTGGCCCTCGCTGACGACCATGTGATAGCGGCTGCTCACCGTGGTCGCGTCGTTGCTGAACCGGGCCTCAGTCGCCCTCGGGAACACCAGCACCCCGCCGACCGTGCCGCGACGGCGGCAGAACACAACGGGCAGCGGCTCACCAATCGCCATGGCGGACTGCGCCACCTGCAGCGGGCTGGCGGCTTTGGCAGCCGCCTGAGTTGCAGGCGGCGGGGGGAGGCCGGCGGCGGCCTGGCGCTGAGCGGGGGTGGTGATGGCCTGGGCCGTTGCTCCGGTCGCGACTCTGCGCGGCGTAGACGTGCCGACGTAGGCGCCGCCGGCCGGCACAGCCGCGCCCAGGCCCGGCGCCAGCGTGGGCCTGCGGGTGACTGCGCCCAGGTAGAGGTCAGCCATCAGAGCCTGCAGGGAACGCCAATGAGCGGCGTGGTTGCGGACCTGGGCGGGAACTGTGCCCCAACCGGGCTCAGGGCTGAGCCGAGCTGCACCGTGATGCTCGACAGGCCGCCGCTGGCATCGACCACCTCGCCCACCGCTGAGCCCACGAGGATCACCCCGGCCGGCGGTGCGGCATCGGCGGTGCCATCGTCTGCCAGTTGATAGGCCTCCAGCGTCGCCAGCCAGACACCGGCCAGGGCCCGCTCAACCAGGGCCCGCATCGAGGGGGTGCCGGGCACGGTGAAGCTGAGCTGATCCACCGACGACTGCCCCGACAGCATCCCTTCCCAGTCGAACGGCTGGTAGTCCCACGCCTGCCCGTCCCAGGTGACGATCCGATCGATCCAGAAGCTCTGCCACCGCGCGAAGACGGTGGCGCCATCGCTGAGCGTCAGCCGGGCCGCTTGGATCCTGTTCATGCGCCTCCCATGGCCAGGCGGCTGGAGGGGCTGCGCAGCTGCCGGAACACCCCGGCGGCGGTGGCTTGCATCGCCTGCTCGAGGTCAGCCATTGAAACCCACTGGCTGCCGTCGGCCATCTGCATCACCGGGCCGGTTTTGATCGTGATGGCAGGCGCGGCGCCACCGCCGGCGGTGGCGTGATCGATCACCGTCTCGCGCGGGTGCAGCATCGCCACGAAGCCGCCGCGGCCGTCGAGGCCGCCGGAGCGGGCGCCAGGGCCGGTGTAGCCGCCGCCCTCAAAGCTCGGCACCGCCAGGCTGGGCATGAAAGGCAGTTGTGGCAACCTCAAGGCAGAGGCCAGGTTGTTGGCGGCGCCGATGGCGCGATTGATCTGCCCGATCACGCCGTTCACCGCGCCGACAATGGCGCCGACGACGGTGCTGAGCACGCCCCGGATGGCGCCGGCAGCCTGCGCGAACGGCGCGCGGATCGCCTCGCCCAGTCCGCCCAGCAGTCGGCCGGCACTCTGAACCAGCCCGCCAATCCAGCCGCTCAGAGCATCAAACCGGCCCTTGAGCCAGTCCCACGCCACTCCAATGGCACTTCTGATCGCCCCGCCCATGCTTCCCAGCGCCTTGCCAGCGCCCTCCACGAGCCCGCCGATCCAACCGGTCAGCGCATCAAACCGGCCCTTGAGCCAGTCCCATGCTGCGCCGATGGCGTTTCGGATGGCCTGGTTCACGCCATCGGCCGCGCCATAGACCGCCTTGCCGATGCCGGTCAACACCTCGCCGATCTGGTCGCGGAAGCTGTAGATCAGGATGCCGATTGCGACCAGCGCCGCGCCGATCAGCAGCGGCCAGCCGACAATCCCCGCGACGAGCGTGCCCACGGTGGTGATCAACGGCCCGATCGCCCCCAGCCAGCCCGCAATGGTGGCGCCGATCGTCAGTCCCTTGAATGCCGCCGCCACCGTGATCAGGCTGGCGAACACCGGCGCCAGGGCGGCGAGCGCAATGCCCAGTGCCGCCGCGCCGCCGATGATCGCCTGCACCGGCTCGGGCAGCTTGCTGAAGCCGTCGATCACTCCTGTCAACCCGGTGGCAATGAGATCGAGCGCCGGCAGCAGCGCCACGGTCAGGCCAGCCGCCAGGCCGCCGACCTTGCCGCTGAGCCTCGCCAGCTTGTCCTGATAGTCGTCCGCTTTCTGCGCGAAAGCGGTTGTCATCTTGACGCTCAGGCTGTCGATTGCCTTGCCGCCCATGTTCAGCATCGGGATCATGTCAGCCCCGGCCTTACCAAAGAGCTTCATCGCCAGCGCTGTTTTCTCTACGCCGTCGGGCATGGCCTTGAACTTATTGGCCACCTCCAGCGTCACCTGATCGGCGCTCTTGAGATTGCCGGCGGCATCCTTGGCGCTGATGCCCAGCGTCTGCAGGGCTTCAGCTGCGCCGCCCTTGCCGGTGCTGACGGCCTCATACATGCCCTTGCCGAGCTTGGCCAGGTTCTTCGCCACCGTGTCGATGTCGGTGCCGGAGGTGGCGGCTGCCTTCTTGAACTTCGCCAGGGCCTCGACACTCACGCCCGTTCGCTGGCTCATGTCGTTCAGCGCATCGCCGGCCTCGATGGTCTTGCCGACCAATGCCGCCAAACCGCCGACAGTGACGGCAGGCACCACCGCGCCCAGCGCTCCGCTGAGCAGCCCGGTCCGGCTGGACAGCGACTGCGCGGCGCCCTCGGCAGCCTTGAGCCCGCTCTGCAGCTTGGCCACCTGCTCGGTGCCGCTGACCTTGGCTCCAATGCGCAGGATGGCGTCGAGGTTCATTGCTTCTGCTCCAGCAGAATCGTGGCCTCGATCACCTGCAGATCCTCCAGAACGCGCGGCAGATCGGCCGTCTGATACAGGCTACCGACGCTGAGCACGGCTCCATAATCCAGGCCAGCCCTGCCATTCAGGCTGATGCGCCACTGGGTCTGGCACCTCAGGAACAGCTCGACCGCTGGCCAGTTCTCGGGCCACACCTCGAAGTCCTGAGGCTCAGCCGGGACCAGGAAGGAATCAGGCAGCGAGAATCCCAGGCCATCTGCCGCAGCGGCCAGCTTGACCGGATCACTCGGGGGTTTGGCGCCGCTCAGCCAATGCCGCGCGGCGCCTTCGAGTTTCCCCGCTTGGCTCCCTGCAAGCTCTCCTGCCATGCCTCGCAGATGGCAGCGGCGACGCCCTGGATCCGCAAGAAGCGATCGGCGGCGGCCGCAGTGAACGGCACCGGCTCGCCGTCGTCGTTGGTGACGCCTTCCCATCCCACCAGCACCTCTGCCGCCTGTGCGCGGGAGTTGAAGCCGGCCAGCTCCGGGTCATCTTCGCCGCGCTGGAGCAGGGCCACGCGCTTCGTTGATCCGATCAGCATCTGCTCAATCCGCTCCTGATCGAGGAAGGCGAAATGAGCGGTGAAACTGAAGCGGACGCCGGCCAGCTCGCCGGCCACGGGCCAGGGGTAGCTGGTCGCGCTGCTGATCTTGAATCCCATGCTGTGCAGTGGAGGTGTGGGTCAGAGTCGAGAGCCTGAGCCGCTGGGCTCAGGTCTGCGCGATGTTGAACTCCAGGTTCGCCGCGCTGGCGACCTGGGTGAACGGCGCCTTGAGGCCGGGCTTCCCGTCAAGGTCCACCAGCTCAATCGGGCCCAGCTGGATCGCCGGATGGTTGAAGGTGGAGATGTTCCCGGCGACGGTGCCGACCGGCACCACCAGGGCGGCCAGGGTGCTGGCAGCTGCGTTGGCGAACACGTCGAGGGTGGCCAAGGCGGGCCGGGCGAACGTGATGGAGCCGCTCACCTTGCGATCGTTAATCGCGATATTGGGGGTGCAGCCGGCGTGGTCATAGAGAACCGTCGTGTTCTCGATGCTCACCTCGTACTCAGCCACGCACAGCGCCACACCGCCCAGGGTCACGCTGCCAGCCGCGACGCCGGCAGAGTTGAAGGTCACAGGGTCAGCCTGCGCCGGGAAGGTGGGCGAGGGGTTGGCCGCTGTGGAGGGCGCCCGATACAGGCCCATGATCGTGGCGGAAGCCTCAAGGAAGCCGCCGGCCTTGGCGCTGATCTTCAGCGCGCTGGCGCGGCAGCCGGCCCCGGCATAGCGCTGGCCGTCGAGGAAGAAGCCGACCGAATAGGTGGTGTCGCTGACGGGCCAGGCCAGGCTGTAGGTGACGCTGGTGCCGCCCACCACGGCCTTGTTGAAGCCGGCCATCAGCATCAGCTTGTCGATCCCGCCAGGCGTTCCGGCAGTGCCGGACCCCGCGAACTCGAACGGCACCTCAAAACCGATCTTGCGCTCCACCATCGCCGCTGGCTTCACCGGGCCAGGCCGTGCGCCGAGCACCGTCCGCTCGGCCTGGCCGAAGTCCTGAACGGTCGGGGTGAACTGCCCGACTTGGATGGCATCACTCCCCGTCAGGCTTTCCAGCGTGCCGCTTGTGCCCTCGGCCTTGATGCACAGAATCTGATCGCGGTAGGCCATCGGTGGAATCCTCGGGGGTGGAGTCTGCGGGGGGTTCGGGGTTGTCGGTTGATGGGCCTAACGGGCGCCACTCGGTTTCGTGAGGCTCGCGGATGAACTCGCCCGGCCCACTGGGTAGGTCGATCATTGGAGAGTCACATCCTCCTGGCGGGTCCGGTACTTCACAGCGTACCGACAGCCAACGGCACAGACTTTGATGTCGGCCTCGAACGTGCGCCCTTCCGATGTGATGTCAAGCGACAGCCCACCCAGCCGCCGATCTGCCATCACTCGCCGGTGGAGCTCCACATAGACCGGGTCAAGGATCTGCCAGTTCGGAGGGCCGTTGGGTTCGCGGGTGGCATAGATCGTCACCAGCACCGGCAGCGTGGTGTCCACCTCGCAGGTCTTGCTCAGCTGATCGCTGGCATTGCCGTCGAGGTCAAGCGACACCGCAACGCCATCGGGGCGGCTGATCACTCGGGCCGAATCGGTGACGAAGGTGTCAACGCCGGGCATGCCCTCCAGGGTGGCAGCCAAGGCGTCGAGGATCCGGCACTGGAGGCTGAGCGTCACGGCTTGGGCTCCTCCGGCAGGGCATCTGTCCGTCGCCGCCGGGTGATCCCCAGCAGCCTTCCAGCGGCCGGGATGGCGCCCTGGATCGGCGATGGCACCAGCACGCCCAGGGCCATGGTCCAGCGGTTGTCGCAGGTCTGCCAGGGCGTCGGTGCCCGGTACTCGCAGATGCCGATGTAGCCGGCCAGCAGCGTCGCGGTGATCCAGCTCATCGTCCCACCTCCTGGCGCTCGATCGCGGCCGGGATGGCAAGCCTGAGCTGGAACATCGTCGCCAGTGTGGCCAGGCAGGGGATCACCACTACGGCCACGGTGCCGAGGATCGCGATCTGCGCCTGGCGGCTTTCAACCCTGCGGACCCGGTCAAAGAGGCCGTCCACGTCCTTGCGGGTGCGGTCGTGGTCTTCCTTGCGCTCGGCCAGCAAGGCATGGATGCCATCGATCTTCTGAGTCAGTGTCGCCAGCTGCACCCACAGATCGCGGTGCGTCACATCCTCCGGGGCCATGGCGTCAGGCATCGTTGCCTCAGTCTGCCAAAGCCGGAATCCACGCCTCGTCTTGAGGCGTTGTCGGGTCATCGGCGACGAAACGGCCCTGGTCGTCGCGGGCGCGCTCCAATTCGCCCGGCACCGCCTCCGCCGCCGTCGCCTCCTGCAGCACCCAGGCGCCATTGACCAGCAGGTAGCTGCCGGGGCCGTCGGGGAGGGGTGGGGTGATCATGGTTGGCGGAGCTGCGTGCGGGGGTGGGTCACGAAACGATCTTCTGCAGCGCCGATAGCGCGGCTTGCATCTCTGCCATTTCCGCATCAAGCGCTGCTACGCGCTCAATGTCGCCATCGTTCGACGCAACAGTGCGAAGCTGACCGCAATGGGTCAGGCGGCGATTAAGCAGTTCGATCAGGTCTTGGGTTTTCATGGTTAGATCACCATTTGGCGAAGCATGATGCTTGAAGTGTTCAGTAGCATGTAAATGTACGTAATTTCGGTGGACCCATCAAAATAAGACACATTAAAGGATAGCTCTCCTATGTTGGGACCGCCTTGGGGATAGAGCATTGTCGTCCAGCCATCCATTGCGTTTCTTACAGGATCATATCGAAACCATCGCCCCGATGAATTTAGTTGGCCATACAGGAAGTCGCCGCGATACGTCCATTTTGTACCAATACCGAACCCTTCCCCGTTTGGCGTCGGACCGATGGCGTTGATCCATGTGTTACTTGGAATATCGTACACGTCCAAAACGGCGGTATTGGCAGCACGAAAGCTGTAAAGTCGCCGGCCGTTGAGTATGTTTGATTCAGTTGTCCAATCGCTTGCGCTAACTGAGTGGATCCACTCCAGCGACATGCCACCGGTAGGCGTACCTGCGCGAGCCACTGCAGGCGACAACGCTGTCCAAGAATTACTAGCAATGCTGTAGCGATACATCGTTAGTCCATTATTGCCAGCTAAATACAAAAAGTCGTCGTTACCCTCAATGCTATAAACCGAAGTTGAATCGGGATTAGCGTTCCACCCGCTTACTGTCAACGTGTCTGAGGTGTTACTGGCAATAGGCCGTATCTGGCCTGCGCCCGACCCGCTGACAATGCGAACCTGATAATTTGTCCACTGGTTTGTCGCCCAGTTCTTGCCCGTTTGCGTCAAAGTCGTGTTTGAGCCGCCTGTGGCTGTGCCAGTGGCGAATTGCTTATAGGTTGTATCAAGCCACGACGGCGTAGCCGTCAACCTGCCGTCGGTACCCCATGTGCCAGGTAAATTGGTAATTGCGCCACTTGTCCATTGATTAGTGGCAAAATCATACTTGCGGAACGATCCTGAAGAAACAGCGTTAGCGCCGAAAACGTACCACGCCGGAGTCATCAAGCGAAACACAGTCGCGGCAGTAAATGCACTGCTTTGCGTGGGCAGGGTAATCGCGGACCCGAACTGCACAGCCTGTGATGTGGCCAGCGTTCCAGAACCACCCGTGCAACCCGTGAAGCTGGTGGCGGTGATGCCGGTGTAGCTGATGAGCTGCTGGGTGCCGCTGATCGTGATCAGGATCTGGCCCGAGGGCGGGAATCCTGACGCACTGGCGACGTTGATGGTGCCGGTGGGCAACGCCACGCCGTTAGAGCCGGCCGCAATCGTCGTCGCGCCTACAGCCGTGGTATTTCCCTGAATCTCCAGCGTGGCGCCTGCGTTGGGGCCACTCATGACATGCAGCGAGTAGCCACGCAGATCACGCGCTAGAAGCTGGTTGGTGACGATGGTTGATGTAGTGCCAGCCAACGCGACCAAACCCGCAAAGGACACTACTTGGGTGGGGCTAGTTGCCAACGTGCCTGAGCCACCGGAGCAGCCGCCAAGCTGTGTGCCAGAGACAACCGTCGTGTATGTGATCAACTGGCGACCACGATCCGCGGTATCGACATAAACCGCTCCGGCCAGTGGGAAGCCGGTGGTAGATGCAACGTTGATGGTGGATTGCGGAAGCGTGGCACCATTGCTGCCTGCCGCAATGGTGGTAGATGCGATCACGTTGCCCAGGCTGAACGCAACTCCAGTCCCAGATGCACCGTTGCCATAAGAAGGCAGCGCCGGGCTTGTAATTTGCACAAACCCGTCTTCGCTTGGATTGTAAATATATGCCGTGTTTTGGCCTTGGACATAAAGCTGTTGCTGTCTGAAGTGCCTACTGCTGGCAAAAAAGCTGGCAGTTGACGAGGCCACGGGCGCTGGGGTTGTCATTTCCCACCGCTTCAGGTCAAGAATCTTTCGGTTGGTGTTGGTGGTAGGCATTTCAAGTCACCGTGATGTTGCGACGCAGGTTGTCGGCCCTCATCATCATCAGAGCCGGAACCTGATCATTAGTTGCGATTCCACCCATCTGAGATTGGTTTGTCACAGTGGAGACCGTGGAAACCGTGCTGACCCCGCTGACTGTGCCTGTGATCGTTACTGAGTCAGACACAACCCGCAGGCGGGCTGAGCTATCGAACGTCAGCAGCGCCAGCCCTGAAAGCCGGTCGCGGATGGACTGCAAAGTGCTGTCCAGTCCCAATGCCTCGAACGCATTACGGAGTGCCATCAGGTTCCATCCTCAATCCACAGTGTAAGGCCGTCCGACGTGTCCCACCAGGCGTAGCGCGTCGCGCCGGCCAGCTGCAAAGCAGTTGGCTGTGTGGCCTGGATGAACGTTGGATTTCCACTGCCGCCGCCACCGCCACTTATCGCAGCAGTCGAAACAGATGCGATGCGGCCTTTGGCGTCCACGGTCAGCAC